TCGTTCCTTCCGTTGCTACTACAGCCGGCGGCTTTGCTGGCGCCTTCCAATGGGGACCTGCTGAGCAGGTTGTGACCGTAGATTCTGAAAATATGCTTGTAGAGAGATTTGGTGTACCTGACGATAACACGTACGAGTCATTCTTTACTGCTGCAAACTTCCTATCATACGGTAACAATCTACAAGTGGTTAGAGCAGTTCCTGCTGGCGCACGAAATGCAGTTGCTAATGCATCTGCTACAGCCGTATTAATTAAAAACGAAGATCAATATGTTGGATCATATCAAGATGGTGCAGGAAATGTAGGAGAGTTCGCAGCTAAGTATCCTGGTACCCTAGGTAATGGAATTAAAATTTCCATGGCTGATGGAGACACATATAGCACCTGGGCATATAAAGATTTATTCGACGCAGCACCTAATGTATCACCTTACGCATCAAGCTTTGGTGCAACTCGTGATGAGATGCATATCATTGTTATTGATGCTGATGGTAAGTGGACAGGTCAAAAAGATACTGTTCTAGAAAAATTCCCATTTGTTTCTAAAGCTAAAGACGCAAAAAGATCAGACGGTACATCTATCTATTACAAGAACGTAATTAACGACCAGTCTAAGTATATTTGGTGGATGGATCATCCAGCTAATATGACTAACTGGAATACCGCAGCTGATGGTGGTACAGTGTATGATGTTTTAGCTTCTAACGTTACTGTAACATTAAGTAACGGTACTACATCTACCACACCAGTAGATGCTAATATTATTTCAGCAATCAATCTATTCAGCAACAGTGAAAAGTTTGACATCTCCTTATTCCCTGTAGGCCCTGCCTCTTCAGCAGTAGCAGCTGCTGCTATTGCAATGGCAGAAACTCGTAAAGATTGTATCGTGTTCTTATCACCTGAAAAGTCTGATGTAGTAAACAATATTGGAAGTGAAGCAACAGATTCAATTGCATTTAGAAATCTACTCTCATCTTCCTCGTATGCTTCTATAGACTCGGGTTGGAAGTATCAATACGATAGATATAACGATGTATATCGCTGGGTACCATTAAACGGAGATACAGCCGGTCTATGTGTAAGAACTGACTTTACTGCTGATCCATGGTTCTCACCAGGTGGGTTTAACAGAGGACAAGTTAAGAATGTTGTTAAGCTAGCTTTCTCCCCAAGTGCTACTGAAAGAGATAGCTTATACAAAGCAGGAATAAACCCAATTGTTACTTTCCCAGGTCAGGGTACTGTCTTGTTTGGTGATAAGACAATGCTATCAAGACCTTCAGCGTTTGATAGAATTAATGTACGTAGATTGTTTATCGTACTTGAAAAAGCTATCGCTGTGGCTGCTAAGTACCAACTGTTTGAATTCAACGATGCGTTCACAAGAGCACAGTTTAGAAATCTTGTTGAGCCATTCTTGAGAGATGTTCAGGGTCGTCGTGGTATTGTTGAGTTTAAGGTAGTATGCGATGACACAAATAACACTTCGGCAGTAATTGATAGAAATGAGTTTGTTGCTGACATCTTTGTCAAACCAGCTCGTTCAATCAACTTTATCCAGTTGAATTTTATTGCAACTAGATCAGGTATTTCGTTCGAAGAAGTTGGAGCCTAATAGGGAGAGAATAAATGACAACATTTAATATAGAGCGTTTTAAATCTGCTCTTACCAATGGTGGCGCTCGCCCTAATCAGTTTGCAGTTCAGTTATCATACCCTACGTATGTAACTAACCAAAGCTTAGCTGTAGCGCGTTCACCGTTCTTAGTTAGTGTAGCAGAATTACCAGGTCAGACTGTTAATCCTGCGGTAGTGCAGTATAGAGGTCGTGAAGTTAAGTTTGTAGGTGATCGTATCTACGCACCATGGACCATTACAGTTCTAAACGATTCTGAAATGTCCATTAGAACAGCCATCGAGCAGTGGATGGGAGGTATGGAAGACTATGCGTCTAAGATTGGTCGTATGGAACCTTCTACATACATGCGTGACTTCGATGTATTCCAACTAGATAGAAATGGAAACATTTTAAAGTCATACAAGCTTGTAAATGCATTCCCAATTGAATTATCTCCTGTTGGTCTAGACTTCGGTGCTAATGATCAGATCTCGTCCTTTACAGTGACTTGGACTTATCAGCACTTTACCACATCGAGCAATCCATTGGGTAGCATTATTGATTTTGGTAGAATTTTTAGATAATATTTTTTATATAATTTAATGGCTATTACACTATTTGGCTTTACTATTGGTCGTGACAATAGGCAGCAGGAGTTAAAGAATCAATCTTATATAACTCCTGTTGCTGAAGATGGTGCTTCTACTGTATCTGCAGGGGGCTATTATGGCACGTATGTAGATATCGACGCATCTGCGAGATCCGAGTCTGAATTAATAACACGTTATAGAGATATAGCTAACTACCCTGATGTAGATACGGCGGTAGAAGAAATTGTTGCAGAGGCTATCGCCGCTGTTGACGACGAGCCGCCAGTATCTATTAATATAGATAATTTAGATTTAGATGAAAGTATTAAAGATACTATTAAAGAAGAGTTTGATGAAATACTAAGCTTACTTGACTTCAATGATAAAGGTCATGATATTTTTAGAAGATGGTATATTGATGGAAGAGTATATTATCAAAAAGTAATCAATACAGCTCAACCTAAAAAAGGTATTCAAGAGTTAAGATATATTGACCCGCGTAAGATTAGAAAAGTACGTGAGGTACAAAAAGAAAAAACAAAAGACGGGGTAGAGTTAGTTAAGAAGATCGATGAGTTCTTCGTCTACAACGAAAAAGGAATTAGTGTAACACCTGGTTATGCTCCATCTAACAACCAAGGTGCGGGTATTAGAATTTCTGTAGATGCTATTGCATTCTGTCCTTCAGGTCTTTTAGATCTAGATAGGAATGTAGTCTTAGGTTATTTGAACAAAGCAATTAAACCTGTGAATCAGCTAAAGATGATGGCTGATTCTCTTGTCATTTATAGACTAGCAAGAGCTCCGGAAAGAAGAATATTTTATATCGATATCGGTAACCTTCCAAAGCAGAAGGCCGAGCAGTACATGAAAGATATCATGAATCGATATAGAAACAAAATCGTCTATGATTCTACTACAGGTGAGATTAAAGACGATCGTAAGTTTATGACCATGTTAGAAGATTTTTGGCTTCCCCGAAGAGAGGGTGGTCGAGGTACCGAGATCACCACTTTACCGGGTGGTGAAAATCTCGGTCAGATACAAGACATTGAGTTCTTCCAAAATAAAGTTTATCAAGCATTGAATGTACCTGCTTCAAGATTTAAAGAAGGTAATGGTTTTAATTTCGGTCGTCAGGCTGAAATTAGTAGAGACGAATTAAAGTTCTCTAAATTTGTAAATCGTCTACGCAAAAAGTTTAATGAGTTGTTTGACGACTTACTTAAGACCCAATTACTTCTTAAAGGTGTTATTGTAGAAGAAGATTGGCAGACGATAAAAGAAAAAATTCAATATCGTTATGCACAAGATCAGTATTATCAAGAAATGAAAGATGCTGAAAATCTTCGCAATAGAATGGACGTATTAAATCAAATGACACCTTATGTTGGTACATATTATAGTATGCAGTATGTACGTAAAAAAGTTTTACGTTTAACTGATGAAGAGATTGATAATATTAAACAACAAAATATGGAAGAACCTCCATCAGTTATGCCTGGTGCACCAGGTTCAGAACAAGCCGCCGCATTAAGCGGCGAAGTAAATCAGTAATATAAATATTATATAATTTTTCAAGGAGTTATTGTGGAAAACGCAGACATTATTAACAAAATGATTGATGACATCCTTAACGGTGATAACGTTGAAGCAGAGCAAGGTGTTAATGCCGTTCTTGCTAGTAAGATTTCAAGTGCATTAGATGACCGTAAGGTAGAAATTGCACAATCAATTTACGGAAAAAAAGACGATGAAGTTTCGCAGGAAGACTTACCTGAAGAAGAAATTGATGTTGAAGAAGATACGACAGAGGTCGAGTAAAGGCTAACATGGCAATTAATTTTCTAAACCTTAGAGCATCGCTGGAAGAAAAAACATTAACACCAGCAGAAAAGAAAAAGCGCGAAGAAGTAGCTAAGGCTATTGAGCGTGAAAATCCAAACATGCCTATGGGTATGAAAATGGCTATTGCTACAAAGACAGCCAAGCGTGTTGCAGAAGAGACAAAATATTATTCTTTAGTACATAAAGCTACTAATAAGGTTTTAAGTACCCATAAAGATCTAGAATCCGCTAAAGACGAACACCGAGGTATGGATCAAGGTGAGCGAGCTCACTATCGTATTGCCACGTCAACTAAAGAACCAAAGACATGGAATATGAAAGAAGAGTTAGATGAATTAAATCAAATGACTCTCCAGCGTTATGCATCTAAAGCTTATAGAGTTGGTATGCAAGGTGGTCCTAAATCAGCTAAGCATTTAGCTGGTGCACAAAGAGCAAAAGAAAAATTAAAGTATGGTGATTATAGCGAAGAAGTTGAACAAGTTGACGAGTTAAAACAGTCTACTGTTAAAAGTTATATGAACAAATCTATTTCAGACTTTGGTCATCAAAACTTTATGAGCCGTGTTGGTAAAGGCTCCGATAAAGAAACTGCTACCAGAAAAGCCAAGAATAGATCCCTAGGTATCGAACGAGCAAATAAAAAAGTTGTCGGCGAAGATTTAGAACAAGTCGATGAAGTCTCTAAGAAGACAGCCTTAAGTTATATTCAAAAGAAAGTATCTCAGATTGCAAAACGGCCTGGTGAAGCTATGTTATATACCACCAAGATGACCGGTAAAGATTATTCGAATTTAAAAAAAGCATATAAGCGTGCTGGAGTTAAAGAAGAATTTGAAATTTCTGAAGCTTATACTGAAGACGATATTGCCAATGGTGGTACAGTCATATACAAGCACCAAGGCAAACATTATATGAGCAAAGTTTCTCATAAAACAGGTGGTGGTGCCGGCACCAAAATTCATACTACATCATCCTTAGGTCATGTAGTACCTTTACATAACGTAGTTTCCACAGACGCTTCAGATTGGAACACTTATAAAAACAGACCTGTTAAAGAAGAATTTGAACTTGACGAAGCCAGTCAGTTTCCATCTAAAGAGCATGCTATTAAATATGCTAAAGAAAAAGTAAAGACACATAAGGACTCCGACGATGGCATTGAAGTATATTCTATGCCTAGTGGTGGAGCTAGAGTAGTACATACTATGAATAGTCAAGGCCGTCAACAGGTATTAAAAGGTGGCGGTAAAAAAGTAACTACAGTTACACGCGAACAAGT